AGCAGGAAATAACCAATCCAAGGGTAAGAAAATAACTCCAAGAATAGATGTAAATCCAAGAGGATTTTATCCAGGAGCTATAGGATTACCAAGACAACTAATAGAGAAAGAAGAGGGTATAGGTTATACTGCTACTGAAATGCCCTATGAAACCATCGATCAATATATAGATGTACACTTGGTAGCCAATTCCCAACAAGATATAAGATTACTCCATAGTATATTATTTTATTCGGTTCCCCAAAGGGGTTATATTAAACCCTATACAGAAGAAAGATTTTTATTCTCTGGAAATATCTTTATTGAGTTGGTAAACTTCTTTGATACCCCTAATTTGGATGTGGGTATAATAGAAAAAATATATCAGTTTCAGGTATTCGATACCATTACTTATGAAAAACCAGTTGATGGTGATCTTACTCCTATTACAGATATATCTCTATTATTACAAGGAGATGGCTACGAAGAAAACATTAACATAGTAAAAAATAATCCTTAACATTTAAAACAAATAGAGTTATGCCTAACACTCCAAGAGTACAGTTCAATTTTGAGAACAAAAATGTACAAAACAGTACTCCACTACTGGGAGTATCACATGTAGTTGCTCGTACTACTAAAGGCCCATTTAATTCCCCAGATCAGGTATTCAATTCATACTCTGCTTTTCAGGAAGTATATGGGGAAGAAATAGTTCCTGATGGAACCGTTTCTAATATACAGAAAGCTTTCGAGTTAGGGTCAAAATTACGTATATCTCGAGTATCTGGGGTTGGTGCAGAATTGGGTAAAGCTAATCTATATACTCCAGGTACTGAGCCAGTAAAGGGTGATGCTGCAACCATAACCTTTACTTTAGTGGATCCAACTGATAAGACTAATACTATAGCTATGCAGTTGGGAATTGAAACTAAGGAAGCTGGTAGTCCAGTATTGGATTCCACTGGTTATAATTTAAACCGGGATTTTTATCTCAGAGTATCAAAAGGAAATGGTCCAACTAACAGGATTACTTTAACCCAGTTCAAGACCTTCAGTGGTACTAATAATACTTCAGTAGCTGCAGAAAATATACTAGCTTCTAACTTATTATTCTCAGGAGCTAATTATACTGAAGCAGGACCAAATGCTACTGCCTTTGTAGAACCACAAGTTCTTCAGGATTTTGTAAACAATGTACCTAATATCCAGTTAACCTTTATAGAAGCTACTGCTAAAGATGAAACTATAGCTTCTCGTATTAAAACCATAGATGATGTAATTGCTACTTTCCGTAATTACTCCAATTGGTATGGTACTGTAAAGGTGGGTGAAGCTGCAGTAGCTGATGATCCAGTATACATGGTTATTAATGAAGGTACCAGTGGAACTACTCCAGATGTACAGAGTTGGATCAATGGATTTGAAGCTATCAATGCTTATAATGATGGCTATCAATTGATTCTCTCTCATATTCATCAGCATCTTCCTAACTATTATATGGAAGCTTTAGCTACAGTGGCTGATGTAGTAAAGAGTCAATATGAAATTGTACTTTATGTAGAAGTTCCAAAAGAAGATGCAAGTGGGAATATACAAACCCCAGATAATATTGTATCAGCTTTAAAAACTTTACAGGCTACAGTTGGTTATGCTAAGAATATAGCTTACTTTGGTGGTGGTATCAAATATTACAACCAGAATGGGGCTCTTCAAAACTGTGATGTACTTGGTACTGTATTGGGTCTTGGTGATGCTTCTGCTTCTAATAATGGTCCATATATGTCCTTTGCAGGTATGAACCGAGGAGTAGTAAATGATGCTTTAGGCCCAGTAACTGAAAACTTAGGAGCACCATCAAAAATTGATAAGCTTCAGGAATTAGCTGAGTGGTTCTGCAATATCTTTGTAATAAAAGATACTCCTAACCAGGGTAAACGTACTATGCTTTGGCATAACTTTACTTCTAGTCCAAAATCAGATTCAGAAAAATTCCTTTCTATAGTAAGGTTAAATCTCTATCTTAAAAAGAATTTAAGACCTATTCTAGAAAGTTATTTAGAAGAACCCAATAACTGGACTACTTGGAAAAAGATTTACTACCAAGGCAAGGAAATCCTTGATGATTTAATAGGGGTTGCTATTACTGAATACAGTTGGTTGGGTGACCAATTTGCTAACTCTTATGAAGATCTCCAGATTAACAATGAAGCAGATGTTCGTCAGGGTAAATATCGGTTAGTAATTAAATACAAAGATATTGTTCCATTACAGGAAGTTACTGTGGACATTGTGATAGATGCTGCTTCTCAGTCTATTGATCTTGAAACCCAGATTCAAAATCTCTAATAAACTTTTAAAATCTAGATAATATGCCAGCAAAAGTAAAAAATCCTCGGAAGAAATTCCTTTGGAGTATCATATTTATCAAACACCCAATCAATACCTACCTTTTCCAGAATGTAACTCTTCCAGAAATAAGTATAGAAGAAGTTGCACATGGTGATATTAATCGGGATGTTAAAACCGGTGGACGTATCTCGGTTGGTACGTTAACTTGCCAAAAACTGGAAACTACGTCTGGTTCTGATACTTGGATGTGGGATTGGATGATGTCAGTTCAGGATCTTCTTCTGGGTGGTGGTTTAGTTCCAACACAGTATTGGGAAACCTGTACTATTAATGAATTGGCAGAAGATGGTGTATCAGTACTCAATAGTTGGGTATGTACTGAAGTTTGGCCAATGCGTGTAAATGGTCAGGAATTAGATCGTATGAGTTCTGACAATACTATTGAAGAGATAGAGTTCTCTGTAGGTACTATAGAAAAATTGTAAACTATTGCAAGGGAGAGCTCAGAAATGGACTCTCCCTTTGTTCTTTTTTAAACCAACTCAACAAAAAGGTTAAACAATGGAAAATGATTTCTTACAAGCACGTAAATTAGAATTTACAGTGCCATCCGGTTACAAATATGTAATCCGGGAACAGAATGGGGCAGATGATGATATATTATCTAACCCAGTAGAAGCTAGAACTTTACGCAATATTTCTAGATTCATTGCTGCTATTGTAGTTTCTACTGACTACACACAAAACGGAAAATTAACAGTAGAAGATGCTCATCAACTTCCAGTATTGGATAAATACTGTATAATGTTTAATTCTCGTATATTCTCTATGGGAGAAACGGTAGAATTTGAACATGACTGGGGTGATGGTGGAGGAGTTATTTTATATGCCCAGGACCTTCAAGAATTTCTTTTTGATTATGGGGTTCCCCCTACAGAAGAAGAATTACTAGCAAAGCCTTTAGCTATCCCCTATTATCCAAATGGTAAGAAGGTAAAGGATATAGAATTCACTACAAGTTATGCAAACAAGTTCAAGTTTGATGTACTCACTGGAGAAGGTGAATCATATATTGCCAACTTACCAGATGACAAGAGAACTAAGAATCAGGAATTAGTGGCCCGTAATCTCCATCTGGAAGTAGATGGTAAATGGGAAAAGGTAACTAACTTCAGAATGTTCTCAGTAAAAGAAATGTCTGAAATACGTAAAGAAATATATTCTTGCGATCCAGACTTCTCTGGTAATACAGAAGTTGAAAACCCAAGAACTGGGGAAAAAGGTTTTGTAAACTTATTAGCTATAAAGGGTTTTTTCTATCCGGGGGAGATGTAGATGAGGATTTCATTTATCTTCACCATGCAAAGATTCGGATAGATTATATAACTCTAGCTAAACTCCCAATCAGACACCGTCTCAAATTACTTGAGGCGGCTTCTGAGTATTATAAATCTTTGGAAGCTATAAATAAGAAACGATAATATGCCTGCATATACAAGTGGTAGCCTCACAGGTAGTAACCTTGAAATAGGTATTGCTCTAGTTCTTCAGGATAGATTTTCTAACCAAGCTAGAGAAGCTTCATCTCAGATCAAAAGACTGCATAATGAAGCTAAGATGGCAGTAACTGCCAACCTCCAGTCAGCTAAAAGTATGGCTGATACCGTTATGGGTTGGTCTGGGAGAGCACTGGGGGGAATTTCTTCTATGCTTCAAGAAGGAGCTGGCTTTGTCGATACAATGACAACTGTAAAAGCAATCACTGCTGCTTCAGATACCCAGATGAAACAGTTAGCAGAAACTGCTCAGTCTTTAGGTATAGCCACTATGTTTGATTCTAAGGAAATTGCATCTGGTATGCAATACTTAGCTATGGCTGGTAACACAGCTGAAGAAATCCAACAAATGATAGAAGGAGCTGCTTATGTAGCAGGTGCAACTAACATGGCATTGGGTGGTAAAGGAGGTACTGCTGATTTAATCACCAATGTTATGTCAACCTTCCAGATAGAAGCTGCTGGAGCTGCTACAGTTGGTGACCAGTTAGCAAAAGCAGCTCTATCTTCAAATATGTCCATGATTGACCTGGCAGAAGCAGTTAAATATGCTGGGGCAGATATGGTAAACCTAAAGAGGACTCTTCCAGAAGTGGCTGCATTAGCCGGAGTTCTGGGTAATGCTGGTATCCAGGGATCAATGGCTGGTACTGCCATGTCTAATATGGCCAGATACTTGAACAAATCCCTGGTACAGCCCTCTTATAAAGGTGGTAAAGCATTAGCTACATTAGGATTATCTATAAGAGATTTTACTGATTCCAATGGTGACCTTATAGACCTCTCAGCTGCTATAGGTAAGATAGTTGGTGGTATGAAAGGTTTATCATCCATGGAAGTGGCCCAGGTATTCAATGATATCTTTGGAGTTCGTGGTAACCGAGCTGCTGCTGCTCTTGCAAGAAGTTTACCAGAATATGAAGACCTTTTAAACAAGATTCTTAACCAATCAGATGGATATGCAAAGTCTATAGTTGAACAGAGGATGGAGACTATAGCTGGTGGTATAGACCAGATGAGATCAGCTCTTGAAAACTTAAGAACTACTTTCACTACTGCCATTGCTCCAGTATTAACACCTATATTTAAAGGTATAGCTAGAATATTTGAGGGTTTAAGGAATATATTTGCTATACCAGGAGTAGGTAAGTTTATTGCTTCTTTTGTTACCTTTGGTTCAACTGTAATCTTTATAACAGCTGCTGTCACCAAACTAAAAGCTGCTTGGAAACTACTCACCATGGATTCCCAAGTATCATTCCTAAATATGATACGAGTTATCAAAGGTGGGTGGGGAGAAGCTACTTGGAGTTTATCAAGGTATATGGCATTAGAAAGAGCAGCTAATGCAACTAGAAAAGGTGGTTTAGCTGGTATCAATCCCAAGATGTCAAAAGCTGAGTGGGCTTTGATGAATGGAATGACTGTAGGTGGTATTTACATGGGTTCAGATGGAAAATATCGCTGGGCTAAAGGTAATAAAGCTGGTAAGAGATCCAACACTTTTGCTGGAGCCGCTGATGTGGCTG